TGAAGTTATCCGTACTATCTACAGTGCAGCACAACCTGGTGCACAAACTGGTGCTACAACAACTTTCGGTACATTCGACTTAGACACCGATGCAAACGGTCGTTGGTCAGTAGAACGCTTCAAAGGCTTACTGTTCCAAATCGAACGTGATTGCAACAGCATTGCTCAAACAACACGTAGAGGTAAAGGTAACATTCTAATCGTATCAGCAGACGTAGCTTCAGCTCTGTCAATGGCTGGTATCTTAGATTACACACCTGCTCTATCAACTTCACTAAACGTTGACGACACAGGCAATACATTTGCTGGTGTATTAAACGGTAAGATCAAAGTTTATGTTGATCCATATTCAGCAAACTTAAATACAGCTAGCCAATTCTACGTAGCAGGTTATAAAGGTACAAGTCCTTATGACGCTGGTATGTTCTATTGCCCATACGTACCATTACAAATGGTTCGTGCTGTAGATCCAAGCACATTCCAACCTAAGATCGGATTCAAAACACGTTACGGTCTAGTAACAAATCCGTTCACAAGCTTAACAGCTGGTACAAATACATACTACAGACGAGTAAAAGTAACAAACTTAATGTAATATGGATTGGTAGGAAACATAGTAATCAAGTCAAGGGAGTTTTCGGACTCCCTTTTCTTTACTTGATAAATATAGTTAAAGGTATTAATAGATCACGCAACCCAGGTACACACTAATACTATAGGTGTGTCAATAGAAAGTCAATAGGACCTTATGATTACTTCATTTACAACCAGATATACAGCAACAACTAGCATTGGTGCCAGTTTAGGACTGACAACAACAGCAAACTATTTGAAACCAAATAGTTTTAGATTTCAGATTGCAAAATTACCCAATATCACATATACTTGTCAGAGTGCGAATTTACCACCACTGCAACTAGGTGCTGCTATTCAGACTAGTCCGTTTGTTGATATACCACACCCAGGTGATAAAATTAACTTTGGTGACTTTACCATTAGGTTTTTAATCAACGAAGACATGAGCAACTACAAAGAACTCTATGACTGGATAGTCAGCATGGGCGTTCCTAGTCGTGGTGAACAATGGGCTAAAATTGGCAATAGAGCCAGTGCATTTGATACCGAAAAATATCAGAGTAACTTTAGTGATGCCAGTTTGATTATTTTAAACAGCAACAACAATCCTGTGGTTAGACTCAACTTCCAGGATTTATTTCCGGTCAGCATCGAGGGGTTAGATTTTGATTTAACCACAGCTGGCATGGAATACTTCATAGGCATAGCCGCTTTCCGTTATAAATTATTTACCATAGAACAGTATTGACACAATAGATAATTTACTATATAATGGCTGTATCTGAATTGTGGAGTAATTATGAAATTAGCTGAAATACAGGAAATGTGGACCAACGACAGTCGCATAGACGAAACCAATCTGGGCTCGGAAAGCGCCAAGATTCCCAAACTACACGCCAAATATCTCAATCTGCTAGTCAATGCAAAATTAACTACACGCCGAAGCGAATCGGAATATTTACGCATGCGTCGTCTTAAATGGCGATATTATCGTGGCGAAATGACTCAGATTGAACTAGACGAAGTAAACTGGCCGCAATGGCAGGGTGTTAAACCACTTAAAAATGAAATGGATGAATTCATAGCCACGGATACAGATTTAATTGTACTACAGGATAAACTAGAATATCACCGAACCGTACTCAGCCTGCTCGAAGGCATACTAAAAAGCATACACAGTCGAACCTGGGACATTAAAAATAGTATTGAATGGACCAAATTTACCAACGGAATGATATAATGGCTGATAGATTATCAAAATTTAGAACTAGACTTGAAAAGATAGGTATAGATGTAACCTTTGCGGCCAATTATCCTTGGATTTATTTTGATACTATTAACGGAAAAGAAGTGACAGGAACATTCCATGCCAATCATGGTTGGACTGCTTTCTTTTTACATTTGGATGGTTCTTATCATTTCAGTGATAGACGAGAAGTGTTTAAAAAAGTAAGGGAGTTGATATAATGGAACCTGAATATAGCCAAGAGTTTAAATTTTGGTATGAAAGATTGTTTTTACAAAGCCCTAGGTTATGTGGACTCAAGTATGACGATGAAAAACTGTGGGAAGCCTGGAAAGCTGGACATGATCAAGGCGTAAAAGATGGCCAACATAACCATAAAGCCTAAGGATCAGGTACATTGTCGTGTAGATGCCGATGTTGGCATCATGCAGGAACTGTCTGATTATTTTACTTTTGAACAGCCCGGTGCTCGTTTCATGCCCCAGTACAGAGCCAAGCTCTGGGACGGCAAGGTGCGGTTATACAGCATGTTTACCCAGGAGCTGTATGCGGGACTCATACCCTATGTCAAGGCATTTGCAGCTCTAAATAACTATACGGTTGAAAATACCATTGAGCCAGGGCCAGAACCCTATTTGGATGTACGTCAGTGGTTAGATGACCTAAATTTACAGGGTCATGGTAAACCCATAGAGGTTCGAGACTATCAGATCGATGCTGTACAGCACGCCATTTATTCGGAACGAACACTGTTATTAAGTCCAACTGGTTCAGGCAAGAGTCTAATCATATACAGCATAATGCGGCATCATCTGGAAAAAGGCCGCAGTCAGCTCATATTGGTTCCAACCACCAGTTTGGTTGAACAGTTGTATGCAGACTTCCAGGACTATAGTAGTGCCAATGGATTTAAAACTTCCGAACATGTGCATAGAGTATATGCTGGCAAGGACAAAGATGCTGACTATCCCATCATAATCAGCACCTGGCAAAGTCTCTATCAGTTACCCAAGAAGTATTTTGAACGATTTGATGTAGTCTATGGTGATGAAGCTCATTTATTCAAGGCCAAGTCACTGACCAGCATATTAAATAAAATGCCACACTGCCGCTATCGCATTGGCACTACAGGCACTTTAGATGGCACCCAGACTCATAAACTCATACTAGAAGGTATCTTTGGGGCGGTTCACAAGGTAACCACAACGCGCCAGTTAATTAAAAATGATCAGCTGGCCGACCTGGACATAACTGTATTAACGCTGGAATATCAGGAAGCACAACGCAAGGCTGCTAGAGCATTTACCTATCAGGATGAAATGGATTTCCTTACCCAGTATGAACCTCGCAACAAGTTTATACGCAACCTGGCATTAGCTCAGACCGGTAACACCCTGGTGCTGTTTCAGTATGTAGAAAAGCACGGCAAACAACTGCATGCCATGATTGAAGCCAAGGCGGCTGAAGGTCGTAGAATCTTTTTTGTCTATGGCGGAACTGATACAGATCAGCGGGAACAGGTGCGTCACATTACAGAAAAAGAAAACGATGCCATCATAGTTGCCAGCTACGGCACATTTAGTACAGGCATAAATATTCGTAACCTGCATAATATTATTTTTGCCAGCCCCAGCAAGAGTCGTATTAGAAACCTGCAAAGCATTGGACGAGGTCTTAGAACTTCAGAAAGCAAAGATCGTTGTAAACTATTTGATCTGGGTGATGATCTAAGCTGGAAAACCAAAAAGAATTTTACACTATTACATCTGGCAGAACGAATTAAAATATACAATGACGAACACTTTGACTATAAACTTGTTAAGGTTCAGTTAAACTAATGCAGTATAAAACACTTAAATTTAAAAATGGTGATTTGGTTGCCTGTGGTGTAGACGATAAACTCACCATAGAAAAACTAAATGATTATGAATACATTGCCATACAGGATGCGGTAGTTTATAGTACATTTAAATTTATTAACCAGATGGGCCAGGTTGTTGAAACTGTAAGCATGGCGCCATACATACCTACAAGTTCGGATCATGAAATTTTAATCCCCACTGACAGTATTTTGACCATCTGTGACCTTAGGCCCGGTGCACTGGACCGATATTTGGGATTTTTAGAATCACTACACGAAGAATTAGCCGGTAAACTGGACAAATCACACAGCTTAGACATACCCGACGCTGATGAAATCTGGGACGCTCTAGAAGAAGCAGCAGTGTCAAAATTGCATTGACATTTATTAATAATTACTCTATAATTGGAATATCATGACCAAAGCTACAAACACCAACCACTATATTAACAATGCTGATTTCTTAGCAGCCTTGCTGGA